AATAGAGATTTAATTTTAGGCGAAGATATGCTGTCTAAATTTTCATCTGCACTTTTACTTGAAATGTATATGGAAACTACTGAAGGTTTTGCTGGTGAACAAGAGATAGTTAATAAGTTTGGTTTAGAGATTAGAGAAGATACAACCTTTATGGTTGCGAAAAGAAGATTTAACGATGCAGTAGATGAAAAAGCTACATTGATTGCTGAAGGAAGACCAAACGAAGGCGATATAATTTATATGCCTTTGATGAATAGTTTTTTTGAAATTAAATTTGTACAAGACCAAGAGCCTTTCTTTCAATTAGGAAATTTACCTGTTTATAAACTAGTATGTACTAGATGGGAATACAGTTCTGAAGAATTAAATACAGGCGTTGATGGAATAGATGCGGCTGAAGACAAATACACTTTAGATCAATTACAACATCAAGTTAGTTTAGAAACAGCAACAGATGGTGGAACAGGTGCATTGTTATTAGAGAACGATAGTGCTGATGGAGAATCTAATTACTTTATTAATGAAGATTACGCTTTACAAACTCAATCGCCTTATGCTGATAATTTAGATTTAGATAGTGCTGCTGGTTTTGACACAGCGTCAACTGCAGATGATATATTAGACTTTACAGAACGAAACCCGTTCGGAGATGTGGATTTTTAAATGTTTGGAAAATATTTTTACAACGAAAGTATGAGAAGAATGACCATTGCCTTTGGTCAAATATTCAATAACATACAGATTAAAAGAAAAGACTCTAGTGGTACTACAGTACAAAGTATTCAAGTTCCTTTAGCTTATGCTCCTAAAGAAAAGTTTTTAGTTAGATTAGATCAACAACCTGATTTAGACAATAGAGAATTTGCGATTACTTTACCTCGTATGGGTTTTGAGATTACTGGAATTGAATATGATGGTAGTCGTAAACTATCAAGGATGCAGAAGTACAAAACTGTTAAGACAAGTGCAGATGGTAAAGTATTAAATTATAATTATACTCCAGTTCCTTATAATATATCATACAACTTATATTCATTTACGGCAACAGCTGAAGGTGGATTACAAATTATAGAACAAATTTTACCTTTCTTTCAACCAGACTATACTGTGACTGTAAATGCGATACCTGAATTAGATATTAAAAGAGATGTTCCTATTGTTTTAAATAATGTTAATTACGAAGATAGTTATAATGGTGACTTCTCAGCGAGAAGAGCTGTAGTTTATACTTTAGGATTTACAGCGAAGACATACTTATTTGGTCCAGCGAATACTCAAAAAGTCATTAAAGAAACACAAGCTGACATATATTCTAATACAGATGTAAACTCTAAAGCAAGAGAAACAAGAATTATTACTGTACCTAATCCTACTAGCGCTGACGCTGATGATGATTTTGGATTTACAACAACAATAACAGCTCACACAGACGGTAAGAAATACAATCCTGATACAGATACTGACGAATAAATAGATTATATTACATTATGGAAAATTTTATACATACATTTCAAGTCCAAGATGACTCTATCTGTGACGCATTAATAGAGTATCATAAAAACAATACAGAAACAAAAGACTTTGGTTATACCGGTTCTGGTAAACACACTAGAATTGATAAGTCTATAAAAGATTCTATTGATGTTGTTGTTCCAACATATTCTAAAGATCCATCTGTGGTAAGATACCATAATGAAGTTATATCAATAGGTGTAGAGCAATATAGAAAAAAATATGAGTTTTGTAATATGCCTTTACAATTAAAATTACCAATGAACATACAGCACTATCCAATTGGTGGTGGATATAAAAGTTGGCATTACGAAAGAAACTCTTATATGTTTGATGAGTTAAGTAGAGTTATTGTTTACATGACATACTTAAATGATTTAGATAATGCTGGAACAGAATGGTTGTACCAAAAATATAAAGTTGAAGCTAAAAAAGGTCTAACAGTTATGTGGCCAGCAGAGTGGACACATACTCACAGAGGTGTAGTATCTACAACACAAGAAAAGTACATAGCAACTGGTTGGTTGAATATGAGTGTAAATCAAACCCATAAATAGTAGTATGACTAAATTAGAAGACAAGGTAAATGATATATTAGGAATAGGTAGTGGTCCAGAGGAGCATGAAAAGTTAATAGTTAAACAAGAATTTAACTCTCCTGTAATTCGTAAAGAAGGTGATGAAAAAAAAGATATTGATAACGATTACAATTATAGTAGAGATAGTTATTACAATTTAATTGATAAAGGTAATGAGGCTATTCAAGGTATATTAGATATAGCTAAAGAAGGACAACACCCTAGAGCATATGAAGTTGCTGGTCAACTTATAGGACAAGTAGGACAAACAGTAGATAAACTACAAGACCTACAAAAAAAATTAAAAGATTTAAAAGAATTACCAAAAGGCGTTAATCCAAAAATACAAAACGCATTGTTTGTAGGATCAACAGCTGAATTACAAAAGATGTTAAAAAAAGATGAAAATATTGAAAGCAAAAACATCACACCAAAAGAAGACAATACTAGCGATAAGTGATTTAACTTATAATACTTATTACGAAAAGTATAACCCTAAATTAACAGACGGTGTTGAAAATATAAAAGATATTATGGATAATCCAATTGAAGTCTTTAAACATACTAAACAAAAGAATAGATTTGGTGCAACAGGTCAACCATATATTGAAAAAGAGTATAGTGTTTTAAAAGGTAGTCAAAGAGTGACACAAGCGAACAAACTTGGATATACTCATATTGAGGTTATTATAAAAAATGATAAAAGGATATAACAGATGAGTGGACAAGACCAATATCTAGGTAATCCAAACCTTAAAAAAGTAAACACACCACAAGAGTTTACTAAAGATCAAATATTAGAATATCAAAAGTGTGCTGGAGATCCAATTTACTTTATGGAGACATATGTTCGTATTGTATCGCTTGATTTGGGTCTTGTTCCTTTTAAGATGTACGACTTTCAAAAAAAGATTGTACAGACTATACATGATAACAGATTTACAATTTGTAAATTACCTAGACAGTCTGGTAAGTCAACGACTACAATTTCTTATCTTTTACATTACGCTTTATTTAATCCTAATTCTAATATCGCTTTACTTGCTAACAAATCAACAACTGCTAGAGATATATTAGGAAGACTACAACTTGCTTATGAAAACTTACCTAAATGGATGCAACAAGGTGTAATCAATTGGAACAAAGGTAATATTGAATTAGAAAACAAATCAACCATAGTCGCCGCTGCCACATCTTCAAGTGCCATTCGGGGAGGTTCTTATAATATAATCTTCCTTGATGAGTTTGCTTTCGTACCAGCGAATATCGCAGAGATGTTTTTTAGTTCAGTTTATCCTACAATTTCATCTGGTACAAAGACAAAGATGATTATTGTATCTACACCTCATGGTATGAATCAATACTATAAATTATGGATTGATGCTATCAATAAAAGAAATGATTATATACCAATAGAAGTTCATTGGTCAGAAGTTCCTGGTAGAGATGAAAAATGGAAAGAGATGACCATTAGAAATACTAGTGAGGAACAATTTCAACAAGAGTTTGAATGTGAATTTTTAGGTTCAGTAGATACTCTTATCTCACCAGCGAAGATTAAAAATTTACCTTATTTTGATCCAATACAATCTAGGAATGGTTTGAAGATGTTTAAGAAGCCAGAAAAGGGTCGTATGTATGTTTGTTGTGTTGATGTCGCCAGAGGTACAGGTAGAGATTACTCTGCGTTTATAATTATAGATGTCACAAAAGATGACAGTAAAAAGATTCCATATGAAGTAGTGTGTACTTACAAAAATAATGAAGTCAAACCATTTGTCTTTCCAAACATAATAGCACAAACAGCAATAGCATACAATGAAGCACATACACTAATTGAAGTCAATGATCTAGGTCAATCTATATCAGAGGCGATGCATTACGAGTTAGAATATCCTAATATATTGATGACTACTCAAAAGGGTAGAGCTGGTCAAATACTTGGAGCGATGTTCTCAGGTAGAGGTACATCATTAGGAGTTCGTATGACA